GCTTTTGGATAAAGTTTCATTAGCATATCCACAATGATTTGATGCTTAACACCAATAATAATTTTCATTCCGGAACCTACTACTTCATCGATATACTCTTGAGCGGCTTCTATTTTACCAATTGCAGAAAGCTGTAGTAACATTGTGATTTTTACGATCACTTCCGCATTTACTTTCTTTTTGATTTCTGCATCGGTTAAATCTGAATTCTTTAAGTAGTTGGCAAAATCATTTTTTACCTTATCAAATTCAGTTCGGTTAGTGATTGAGCACACAATCGTCTGACGTGTAAGTGCTGGCAAGTCTTTCAATACGTCTTCTTTTTTTCGTTGAAAAAAGCAAGTCATGTTTAGTAAATAATTAAGTTCTGCTAGATTGGCAGCACCTCGACCTCCCTCGCAATAACGTTGTTTAAAACCATCTGCGCCACCGAAATGTGCTAACTTGAACATCACAGCCAATTGACTAAATAAATCAACTGGGCGGTTTACTACAGGTGTTCCAGTAAGTAGAATAATATACTCTTTACCTTTTGTTGCATTGATACAGATTTTAGCAGTAATTGAATTTGGGTCTTTAAGTCTGTGGCTTTCGTCAATGATTACCGACTTGAACATACTGACTCTTGGATCCATTATAATTTGACTGCTATGTTTTAAATCTTTCTTTGCTGGCATATCAGTAACAAAATATTTTTTCATTGATTCATAGTTAACTATGAACACATCCGCTAAACCCATTTCCCACCAACGTTGCCATGTAGTCTTAATTCCATCATGCAGCACAATTGCTTTTTTATCGGTCCACATTTCAAACTCACGACTCCAGTTAATTTTTAAAGCTGAAGGACAAATAACCAATACAGGAAATGTTACATCACCATTGAGTTCTGCACCATAAACCGTTGCAATTGATTGAAGTGTTTTACCTAGTCCAGGTTGGTCTCCATTGATAAACCTTTTTAGTTGTAATCCACGAGCCACGCCTTCTTCTTGATAGTTACGCATCGCACCTTTTTTGAGTGGAATAGTAATGTCAAGTTTTGGAAGCGCCGGGATAGTATCTACCCTTTCGGGTAGATTATCCTTTATCTGAATATGTGATGCTCTACATGCTCTACCAATTCCATAAACCTGCTCTTTGAATGAAATGGGAACTATCCACACTTTCTTTTCGTGATGCCATCGATAAGCGTTACCGCCATCTGCATAACGCAAACTTTTAACCATATCTTTTTCCTTATCCTTGAATCTTCCAAAGCCAGTAGTAATATGAAACTCGTTTAAAAATTCTACTATTTGCATATCGTTAGGCTTTTTCTAAAACTACTATCTCGGCTTTAATCTTTGTATGAGCAAAATCCTCAGTCATATCTTCTGAATGAATGATGTTGAATTTTTCAAGTATTTCAACTAATGCCTTTGGTTTTTCTTTAAGCATAAATCCTTTTGGCAATAGAATAATTGCTTTTCCATTGTCGGCCAAAATTTCAGAATGTAAGCGTTCAAAGAATTTTGTAAGCTTTGGAACTTCATAAGGAGGATTAGAAACAACCCAGTCGTAAAGTTCTACTGCATCATTTTCGTAGTCACATCTTTCAGCAATGCAGTCTTGAGATAAATTATACAAGTCAACCATTTCTGTACTGAAGTCAAAACCTCTAACAATGAATCCTAATTCACGAATTGGTTTTGATAACATTCCAAATCCACAACACATATCCATTACCCAAGGTCTGCCATTTGCTTCTCCTTTTGGATCAACAAAATGTCTATCTGCTAATGATGCTATTCTTAATGCAGTTGCTGGAGGTGTAAAAAATTGTGAATGATAAACACTATTTCTTTTTTGATACTCGATATAGGTTTCATACAACCAATCAGTACCTGAGTAATCAAAAGGAAGGGTACCGTGTTGTTCATGATACATTGCAACTTCTAAAGGATTTGCAGGGTATGAGTTTTTTCTGTTTTTAAAATAAGAATTATTAAGCGCATACTTTTTGTCTACTTTATCAAACTGTTTTATCTCACTAGTAAAGTGTTTTATTTCCACTTTATCTTCTATTCTTTCTGGAGCTTCTTTTTTTGGTTCTGCAACTGGTTGAAGTTTTTCTATTTTGGCTTTCAACTCTTTAATTTTTATATCAGCTTTATCCATTCTAACATCAGAAATTGCTTTTTGATTAGCAATAATTTCGTTTATTTTATCAGATTCATAGTGCATCAATGCTTTTGTATAAGCATAATTACAAGCGTTACTGTAGTAGTTTCCAAATGCAACTGGCAAACATTCTAAAAAGAAAATTCTTTGAATTTGATTGTACTCGAATTTTGTAAAATCTCTTTCCTGTAATGTTTGTAAATTAAAATCACCTACTAATTTCTTTACTTCCTGATTTCCGTAATAACCCAGTTTTGAAATCATCGCTAAACAAACTGCATTTACTTCAACTTCAAATAATCCACCTATGATAGTTTTTATTTCTGAAGTGTCGATTGCTCTAATTTGTGCCCAAACTTTCTCTCCATCTAATTCTTTGGCTCTATCTGCTCTTGATTCAATTTTTGAAATAGCTTCTTTTAATTCGCGAACTTCGTTTGAAGTTTCTCCTGTTATTGATTTGTTGTTTTCAGAGTCTTCTTCTTGAGGTTTAATCCAAGCATCAAAATACTTACCTTCTTTATCTCCACTAACTCCAAATGCTTTAGTTTTATTCCATTCCACTCCGTCTTTGTCTTTTTGCAAGTGGTCATACCAAGAATATTGCTGATAAATATTAATGTTAAACTGTTTACATATATCTAGGATCATTTGTTTAGGCTTATTCCAACCAGCAACTAAAACAACATTCTCACCATTGTTTATGATTTTAGCAACTTCGTTTTCAATATGAGCTTCTTCTTTTTTATCAAAGCAAGTTTCATCAAAGCATCTGTCTTCTACCATATCATCGAATAGTATTGGATTTGCTCCGGAACGTTTAGGACATACTGAACATGCTACACATCCTTTAACTAGGTTTGCATCGTTTAAATCAAACTTTGCATCAGTTAAATCATAGGAATCATCTTCGATATCTTCTCTTAGTTTTGCAACCGTACCATAATCAGGTTCGCCTTCTCCTCTCCACGGTTTAGCATCATCATATATGCTCATCTGTTTGGTCGGATTGCAACGTGCTATTAGTATCGCATGACCAATACCTAGCTTACCAGCGATAAAATCCTCTCTTACTTCATCAATAAGGTCAACCAGCTTTAAACGTTGAGCGATGAAGCTTTCAGTTTTTGCCATTTTAGCGGCTATGTCTGCAATGGTGTACTTTCCACTATCTAACATTTTTTTGAAAGCATCTGCTTCATCAAGCGGATGTACATCTTTTCTCTCCAGGTTCTCAATAATTTGAATCTCGAATGCTTCATCGTCATCTATCCAACGAGTCTCTGCTTTAATGGTTGTCATTCCTGCAAGTTTAGAAGCTCGGTAACGGCGTTCACCGTAAACAATCTCATAATTTTGATAGCCATTTTTATCCTCGCTATCGAGAATCGGTCTAACCAGTATTGGCTGTAGTAGGCCATGCTCCGAAATACTGTCCGCTAATTCCTGTAATGCTTTTTCATCAAAGAACTTTCTCGGATTTGTTGTGCTAGGAAATATATTCTCAAGCTTAATGTTTTCAATTTTTGTTTCTGTAATCGTACTCATTTTGATTAAAATTTGATTTGTTTAAATAGTGTTTAATACAGATTTCAATAGCTTTTCAATCTGTCTATTGCAACTATGCCGTTGCTTATAAATCTTCTTGACCTCTCCGTTTACAATAAAGTTGTAACACTTCTTGTCAACTCTGCTGATGTAGATGGCAAACCCCAAACTATCGAGTTTGCCACACATCGCTCTGTACTTATGTCTCGGATTTGTTGACATAACAACAATTACATTTCCGCATCCGCAAAGTGTTTTTGACTTTGACCTTCTTCTTCATCCGCATCTTGCTCAAACATATTTATAGTCTGATGTTTGATTGGAGCACGTTTACCCTCGATGTACTCGTAAACTTCTGATTTCAACAAATCAACTGACTCTAGTAATTCCTGCATGAAAGGATAGTCCACATCATCCCATTTAATAAATGGTGTATTGATATTAATTGATTTTCCACTCTCTAGGCTTTTGTTTCCTGAAATAGTAACACCTTCTGAATCCTTACCTAAAGTGAATCCTGCAACATCATACTTGCGTAATGGATTGGTTTCAGGATCTTGAACAACTCCTTTTTTAATGTCGTTAATTGCTTGACGGCATGTACTCTCGTTTATCTCCTCGCAGATAAAAGCAAAATGAGGGATGAGGTTTTGGAATGCTTCTCTCAAATCATCGTGAATTGGAGCATCACCCGAAGAGCTATGTGTGAATTTTGCATTATTCACGAAATGGTCGTAGCCATACTTTAGGAATAGAACCCTTTTGATACTGGCATTTTTAATTGTAATTTCCATTGTTATAATTATTTAATTGATTATCCGTTAAACGCCTGCATTTCTGCCTTGGCTTTGCTTATTAATGTTCGGCACCAGTCTAACTGATGCGTACAGCTGGCATTAATTCTAGTTGCCCAGTTCACTAAGTAGCTTTCATTCTCAACCAATGTATTTGTGAACTTAACAGCTACACTTGGTGCCATTGAATTAATGCTTTTGATTTGCTCTATAATATCACTTCGTAGTTTTCTATCATGATGTATTTTTGCATCTGCTAATAGCTTTCCGGAACGTGCCATATAAACTGCTAAAGTGCTACCTCTCAAAACCGCTTCTTGAACATCTTCGCTTAATTCTATTTCGAGAAAATCCTGCATCTGAATTAATTCGGCTTTGATTTCTGAATGTGTCGCTACTGTATTATTCATGATTTCAATTATTTTAGATTATGCCGTTTAATAGCAATTTGATTTTTACTCATGACCAAATATTTTTTTATCGGTTATCAATTCTTTGTTTTGTTCTAAAAACTCGATTAGCAACTCACAATGTTCCACTAATCTTGGTTTGTCAATTTCTTGTTTGAATAAATACCATTCAGTCCAAGTATTCTTGAAATCCGTAATTGCATATTCAAATTCATCAATCTTAACTCCATTTTGATTTAAGCAAAATGGATAAACAATGTGTTGCCAATTTTTACGATATTTTCCAGCATAATACTTACCAGTAGTTTTAATATCAGCCACTTTGAAAGGCATAAGCGTATCAACAAATCCATATACTAAAACATTACCGTATTTAGTTTCTACAATTCCTTCTACATGTTGCTGTGTCAATGCTCCCTCGTAATATTTGGCAAATTCAATACATAAACTCATCGAAAATTTAAACACTTGATTTTTGTATGTTGCCCAAATCTCATTCAAATCTTTGTGTGATTTGATTTCCATTTTATCCGAAGTTCTTTTTTCAATAATACAATCTACAACCTCATTAAATGCAGTTCCTTTGTCTGCCAGCTCGCTTGTAAATGGCACTCGATTGATTGTATTAATTAATCCATTGAATTGCTCCTGCTCAAACTCTTCATCTGTTTTGGTTGGATTTTCTGCAAATCCCCAAAACTGTTGGTACAATTCAGAACTACCGATGTAGTTCTGAAATTTGTCCAGTAGCGTGGCGTAGAATTTATACTTGACTTCCATTTTATAGTTTTTCAAATAAAATTCCGTTGGCGTTCATAAAATCGCCAAGTGCAATGAGCTTTTCAAGCGTTGTAGTAACTTTCATTGTTCTAACAAGAAGTTCCGGAGTTACTGCTGGAATTATTATTAGTTCTGTAACTGGTTCAGGAGTTGCAACCGCTTCAACTGACGTTTCTTTTACTGGTTCTGCTGGAACCTCAACCTTTTTTGGTTGCAGTTTCTCTCTATTAAGTTTTAGAGTGTTTGAATATTTGATAGTTTCATTGATATTCAAATTATCAAGGTACATCGCTTTCAAAGTTTCCACGTCTTCTCCAATGGCTTCCAAAGTTGAAAGTCCTTCTTTAATTTCGGCTATTTTAGCGTTTATTTCGGCTTCAATAGTTTTATCTTTTACGGTTTTGTTTAACCATTTTTCATCAAAAATTTTATTTAGATTAACCAAAGTGAAACCAGTAGAATTCCAAAACGAAGATATTTTATCACGCTTTTGTTCTTTCTCTTTCTGGTCGCTTTCTTTTACAACTACATCAATTTTCGATGAGCATTCAGAAATTAACTTTACCGTTTCTGCAATAATGTCTTTGAACTCCACAAACGGTTTCATAAATTCCTTTTCAATATCGATACGTTTTGCGTTCAAAACTTTTGATGCGTTATTTAGCATCGCTTTATCTTTTTTAGCAGTCTCGATATTGTCTTCACTATAATTTTTAATATCATAGTTTAGTAGTGATTGCTCCACCAACGCCTTTATGTCTTTCGCGTTGGTAGTTAAACTTCCAAGTGTTTTATCACTAATAATTAATTCAAGGTCTTTCTCTTGAATTTCTAATTTGGCTAAATTTGCTTCCATTATACTAATGAGTTTTGAGTTTGTGGTTGAGTCGCTGGAGCAGGAGTTGAGACTACTACTTTTTCATATTTTTTAGTTTGAGGACTAAAAGTCAATCCTAATTCTTTAGCTCTATTGTTACACAATTGACTAGCAACTGATTTAGAGTTTCCAATATGCTCAAAAGCATCAATTCGAGAAACAAAGTCGTTAGCACTTTCGGTATCAGTTATTAAAATGATTTGCATTTTCAAATCCTCGATAAGTTTGTTGTAGTTTTCTCCCGCTTCTTTTCGAGCTTCCAATCTTTTAGAATATGCTTTAATTACGCTTTCTGTAAAAAAGTTGTTAGCAGCTGTTGGGTTTCCGTTTTCATCTATGATTGTTGGAATTTTAATAACAGATGCCAAGTTGCAAGTGTTTTTACCATCGTTACGACTGGTAGGATCGAAAGTAATTGTACGTTCTCTTCCGTTGGCTTCCATATAGCCAACCAAATCAAGTTCTGTAACTAAACTATCATAGTTTGAACCTCCAAACTGTGGTACATATCTAGTATCGTCTCCTTCGGTTTTTGTTTCCCGATGTGCGACGAAAATAATATGTTTATTCATCAATGAAACCGTTTTAATTAGCGTAGAAAACATTGCTTTTCTTTCTCCGTAACCCATCAATTGTAGCATTCCGTTTGAACGTCCCATTTTTGGATTATTTTTAACAATGTAGGCACCCATGTAGTCTAGCAACTTCCCACCAGTATCTATTACAAAAGTTTCGTAAGGTTTCAACGCTTCAGTATCTGCCAATACATCGATAAAATCTTGATAAGTTTGAATTTGTACAGTATCGACATTGTCTAAGTGTGCAAAATTCACACGATGTACACCGTTGTCGAAGTCAAATAATAATGGTTTTGGACTTGATATTGCTATCGTGGTTTTTCCCATTCCGGGCTGTCCGTAAATCAATGCTTTTATTTTTCCTTGAATGTTAAGCTCATTCGATTTTTTAATTAGTCCCATGTTTACTCTATTTTAAAATTTGATTTGATTTATAATTTTTCTCCGATATAATTTTCTGCTGGTAACAAAACCTCTTTATTTTCTATTGTGTAGTCTAATTTCATTGCTACTAGAAACTCTTCAAAAAATGTTTTTTCAACTCCTTGAAGCTTGTTAGGACATTTGCCGTTTACTTCCCATTTCTTACCTACTTTTTTAATTGATATTCTCATGATTTCTCTATTATTGTTATGATTGCTATTATGATTCCTATTACTACTGGAATCAATATGATTTTAATAAATGTCCTCCAAATCATTTCCGTTTTCTCATCTTCATAATCAAATCGATTGTTTAACATAATTTGGTTTTGGTTTAATTCTTGTTACTAATATGATTACTCCTGGTTTTGAATAATCTTTCGTTAAGTCTGAAATTGGTTTTGAAAAGACTGGATCATTAACCAAGTCTTTAACTCTCTGTTGGAATTTTCTACCTAAAATCATAATGTTGCTTTTTCAATTGTTGCTAAAAGTTGCTTACCAATAATTGTCTCATGTTGATTTCCATTTTTAAGAAAATTATAAGCAGTTTGACAAGCTTCTAATAATTCTGGAGCTGTAGCAATTAGTTTTGCATTTGCCTCAGCTTCTTCTTTATTTTTAAAATGGTGGTGCCATAATTCTACATAACCATTAAATCCGTTATGTTCTCCAATACTTACATTTATACATCCAATATGATCGGGTTTGTATGTTTTCCAATCGCTTTTAGTTCCTTTAAATTGATTCATGATACTGGAGATGTTAAGTTGAAAATGTCTTCCTTAGTAATGATTGTTGGTTTTTGCTTTTCTCCGTTGTATAGGAATTGAAAAGGAATTGCTCTGTGGCTTCGGTATAAGTCTGATGCTTTGTTGACTGCTTCCTGTAATTCAGAAGCTTCAATGTTGTGAACTTCGAAATCTTTTTCTTGCTCTCCAGCAACTACAAATCGATACCATACTGTAATCTCGAAAATTTGTTTTAAATTTGTCATCTCTAAAATGTTTTAATGCAACTACTCATTGCGTTAGAATTTGATTGTAAAACCTCTAGTTTGCGCTGGAGGTTTTTTTATTTCTGTAAGTGTTTAGGCTTTTGATATTTACTATTCGAATTCAATAGTTCCGAATAATTATTTTTTCGCTCTTTTTGAGTAGGTTCTTTCTTGACGGCTTTGCGCTCACTTGCTCCACCGTCAAGATTTAAACCCAAGCGTGTGATAATCTCATCCGCTTTCATTAAATGTTCCCTCAAACATTTTAATTCTTTTACTGATATTGTTACTTTTTCCATATCCTACTATGAATAATTTAGATTTATCAATTCTAACAGAATACTAAAAGCAACTATTAAACTTGAAATTGCTACAATCAAGAGTATTGTCTGTACTATCTCAAATCTTTTCATAGTTCTTTTGTATTGTTCTAAATCCATTATTTTAATTGTTTGAAACTGATTTATAAGCCACCGATTCGGTTTCAAATATTTCCTCATCGGTAAATCCTTCCTCTTTCAAAACACTAATCACTCTGATATCGTTAAATAATGTTTCACTATTTCTTTCAATTCTTCGGAATAATGCCGCTTGATGAATGTCAAGCTTAAGAGCTACTTTAAGAGATAACTGATTGTCATTTCTTAATTTTTTTTTGATTTTAGCTTTTACTGCCATTTTTTATATACTTTTGTTTTACAATTAGTTTCTTTTTTGTTTGACAAATATACAAACTGTTTGCAAACAAAAAAATTATTTGCAAACTTTTTTTGCAAACTTTTAAAAATAGTTTGTCAACATCAATAAAATAAAGAGTTATGTTAAATGTAAATTTTATCAAAGCTGTTGATAGTTTAAATCTTAAATATCCAGTAGCACAAATGTCAAGTGACTTAGGAGTATCAAAAGGTACAGTAAGTAGCTATTATAATGGAAATATTAAAGCTAGCGATCCATTTCTGAAAAAGTTTGCAAACTTTTACAAAATACCATTAAAGGACTTAATTGAAACACTAAATGATAAAGTTCCTGTAGTCAGTAAAGGAGTTCCATACTATGATGTAGACTTTACAGCAAGTTTTTTAGAAGTAGAGAATAATAATCAAATAATACCAACATCTTATATTAATCATCCATTTTTTAAAGGTTGTGATTATGTAGTTAGAGCCTCTGGGCAGTCAATGGCTAAAGTAATTGCCCATGGCGATGCTGTGGGATTAAAAAAACTTAACAATTGGAGAGAATTTTTCCCTTTCGGTGAAGTTTACGCAATAGTAACAAATGACGATATCAGAACCATTAAAGTAATTACCAAAGGAGAAACCGAAGACACTTATACATTAATAAGTAAGCCAACTGACAGTAAAAAAGACGAGTTTCCGCCTCAACAAATAAAAAGAAGTAGTATATTGTCAATATTCAAAGTTCAGGCGTCTAGCCACTTATTTTAACTTAAAAATTTAATCATGAAAAAATTATTAGTAGCAGTAGCAGTATTATTTTGTACTATTTCATTTAGCCAAGAAAATAAAGTTTACAAAATTATTTTAAGAGATGGTACTTTTAAAGAAATAATTAAACCAGTAAAGGGAAATGGTATAGTGACATGTGAATCAGTTGACGGTTTAAACTCTCTTCTATTTAAAGATTCTGAATACTATTCGATAAGACCTATTACCAAAAATAAAGAAGTATATCAGTCTACAAAGTTTGCATATTGTGAATTAATAGGTATTGATACTAGAAAGCTTTTTAGTATAAAACAAAATTTATCTGTAAGAGTAGATTATGGAGATAGTACCAATGATTTTGATAGTGATTCAGGTTTTATTATAGATGATAAAACAGGTAAAGCTATTGTATTTACTTCTATGATTGAAGCTCTTAATTTCATGGGTAAAAGTGGATGGGAATTTGTTCAGGCTTATACTATTTCTGATGGAAATGGAGGCTCTGTTTATAGATGGCTACTAAAAAGAGAAATAAAATAAATGTATAATTCCGATGTCAAAATATTAGAGCTTATTCAGATACTTAAATCATTAGGTATAATTGATTACGACTATGAATTTTGCGATAGTATCGGATTCTTAAAGCAAAATTTGACTAGAGTAAAACAAGGACTAGCTCATTTTACAGCTCAGCATATTGAAACAATTTGTAAAGTTTATGGTATCAATGCTAACTGGATTATTGATACTGAAATTCAAATGTATACAAAAATAAAAAGTAACCAAAAGAGTGTACAAAACACTTCAAACTAACAAAACTAAAACGCTTGCAAAGCATTTAAAATCAATCATTAGCGGTTATTAAAAATATTAAAAGAGTTTCCCTCTTTCTCCGCTGAATTCGGGAAGTACTATAAACATTAGGCTTCCCGTTTTTTATAAAATAAAAGTGTACAAATAGTATACAAATGATTGATTAAATGTTCCCTCAAGCATTTTAATTTTTAAATAAATTAAAATGAAAAAATCAATCTTTACCATCCCAAAAGTTGTCAAGTATGATGACCTCAGCAAATCATGGTATGTCTATTTTAGATATAACGGAACTAAAATTTGCTTCAAAAAAGGAATCAACTATATTAAAAATTACAATAAGCGTTTAGCTGAAGCTAATGCTTTACGTGATGCTTTGCATGACAAATTAAAAAAGGATTGGAATCCACTAATCCCTGATGCTTTCGATACAAGTTCCGAAATGAATTTAATTGAGGCGTTGGATTTTGCACTCGAAAAGAAAAAAGATACTTTGGCACCGAAAACCTATTTAGGTTATCGTGGTTCTGTTGAATTCGTTAAAACTGCAATAGTCGCTCTAAACCTCAACTACATTCCAGTAGTCGATACCAAACGTGTACACGTCAAAACTATTTTAGAAAAAATCAAACAGCAGCGCAAAGCTTCGAATAATTCATATAATAAATACCTTGACCATTTTAGAGCCGTTTTAAGCGAACTTATTCAATGGGATATAATTCCGATTAACCCAGCAAATAACATTAAGAATTTACCCGTTGCAGAAAGCAGGGCAAACATACCTGCAACACCTCAACAGCATAAAATAATAAAGGATCATTTACAAAGTTTACATTCTGATTTCTACAATTTCATTGTTACTATATTCCATACTGGAATACGACCTGAAGAGATATTGAAAATACAATTGTTTATGATTGATATGCAAAGCTTTCAAATCGTACTACCTCCAGAGATTACCAAAACAAATAAAGAACGTATTGTTCCAATCAATAAACATTTATTTGAAATTTACAAATCAATGGACTTTGAGAACTTACCAAAACAATTTTATTTGTTCGGAAGTTTTAGACAGCCGGGCAAAGGTAATGTGGGTGCAAAATTAGATTTCATTCCAGGACCAACTAAAATGAAACGAGATACTGCAACTCGTAGATGGGAATCAATTGTTAAGATTGGTTTGGGTTTTAAAGATGTCAACATGTACAGCAACAAACATGCTGGTGCAAATGCAAAGATTTTGGCAGGAATGGACTTGGACGCACTCCGTGAATTATATGGGCACACCTCAAAGCTTATGACTACTAAATACGCAACCGTTGTAAAAGAAGTTTATCGTAAACAGATTATGGAGAACTCACCCGACTATTAGAAACAACAAACCCCTCAATCGAGGGGTTTGTAATCAAGTATGTTCAAAGGTGTATTAATCAAATGAATTCTACTTGACTTAATTCTTGACCAAATTCATGTAACTTCTTTTCAATTTTTTCAATTGTCTGCTTTGATGGATTTCTACGACCAGTAACATAGTGAGATAATTGTCCTTGATTTACACCAGTTAAACGCTCCATCCCTGCTAATGATAATATATTGCTATAATAAGACAAAAAAGAAGGCACATCATACTGATAATCAAAATCAGCTTCAACAAATTCTTTCTCTTTACTTTTATGAAACTCTTTCATAGCCTCATATGCTGAAATAAAATCGCTAATAGCTTCTTTTGCTGTGCTTCCTGTACCGTGAATTCCATAGTTTAATGTTGTGTCTTCTAAATCTACATAAACACTATAACCATCGTTACCTCTTTCAATAAATGCTTTTACTTTCATAATTATTAGTTTTTTTAATTCGGGGCTTATTGCAACCCCGAATCTTTTTTAATACTTTGTAATGTTCCTTTTGCTACTTCTTGACTTTTATGATGACTCATTTTAAAGTGCTTTCCAGTTGTTGGGCTGAACCATAACGGATGTCCGTTCATTTCGCCATCTTCGTAGCATCCTACTTTTTTTAGCTTTCGCTCTAATTCTGAATATTTCATAGAACTGTCATTTGATTAATACATTACAAAGATACGAATATTAATATCATTTGCAAATAAAAAAGCATTTATTTTTAAAGTTTTTAAATAAAAAAACCGTGCTATTTCTAACACGGCTTCTCCCCCAATCTACAAACCAAACTATACAAACCAAATTTTATCCTTAACCTTTCGCCATACATAATAACCAATTGGAATTAAAAGTAGTAATAGCCACCACCAGCTCCAGCTTATACGTTCGGTTTTCTTTTCCGATACTTTGGTAACCTCATTACTCTTATCAGATATTTTAGTTTTGATATTTTCAGACGCTTTAACATCATTAACAACTTTGGTCTTATCAACTGTTTTTTTGTTGCTTATCCGAGCATTTTTATACTTGGTCACTCTTCCATCAGGAGCGACTATTTCAATTGCTTTAGTGCTATCAATTGGCACTATTTCAATATCATCAGTAGTAACGTCATTGTTAGTTTCTATTTTAACTTCAGAAATTTTGTTGTCTACCGTTACAACTTCTTTGTCAACATCTTTTTTTACGTCTAAAGTTGACTTATCGACTTTTCGTGTACCACAGCCAATAAATATAAGTGCGATTAAAAATATTATATTTTTCATTTTATGAATTTATTAATTGATTATAGTGATTTGTAAATGCAATTCTTTTATCCAAATTAATGTAACCACCATTTACTGCTTTGGTAACTTTCTTAATTGAATCCTCCGAAATATCAGAACATAAATTCCAAAGTTTGTTAGAATTGAAATAGAATAGAGCTGCTTCAAATGGATATTTTGTAGCGACTAAATCAGGACTTGTAACTACATCCACATTCAAATACTTTGATAGCAAAGAATAGTTGTTTTTCCCTGTTGTTTGAAGACATCCACGCCCTCTAAACTTCCAACCTTCTCCTGAAGCTTCGTCTCCGTTGCCCATTCGATTAGAATAAATTCTATTTGCTATCTTTTCGGGTTGTCTAGCATAGTTGTTAGCATCTGCCAATCCTTTAAAATGAGTTCCGAATAACTTAACCAATGCATCTGCTGAATAGTTGAGGTTTTCGCTCAAAGCAATATAACCTCCAGTCTCTTCATGTGTTTGACCTAGAAAATGCGCTAATTGAATATTTGAAATTCTCCAAATATGAAGCATCATTTTAATAGTATCTTTTCCGATTACCCCATCCGGATCTAAACCGTTTTGAGATTGAAATATTTGAATTGCGTTCATTATTCAATAAGTTTTAAAAGGTTATTTGCATCAGTTTTATAGTCGGTAATCTGCTTTGATGTTGGTGTAATATTTGGAAATATAAACCCGACATATTTACCATCATACTTCAGCAACTTCCAGTAGTATGTTGGAATCAATAAACTACCTTGTTTCTCTTTTCCATAAATGCATCCTGTCCAGATTTCAACATCGAAATGATTTGCTAAATTCCTTGTATAGATTTCTAATGCTTTCCAGGTGCCACGGTTGAGGTATTTATTTTGAGGTGCACAATTTGTGTAAACCATGCTTTCAACTTCTGTGGCTGGATTAGCTCTAAAGTCATCATCAGGAGACAAATGTCCTCTATCGTAAATGCTTCCTTTGTAATCGCTCTCATTCCCTTGTTTATCACATGGAATAGCTTTGTCACAATGAAATAATGTACGTGCATTACCGCTTGAAAGCATTTGATTTGTTAAGACATAGTGCGTGTATATTGGTTCTTTGATTTGAATATCAAATCTGATTTCATAAGCTGTATGCTTTATTGTTACAACTTGACCAATTGATAGTGTCGATACTGCTAAAAGCAGTAATAATAATAACTTTTTCATTTTATTACTAGTTTTGAATTGGTGAATCAGGAGTTGATGGATTTGAAGTAGAACTACCTCCAAAAGAATTTTTAAATTTTTCAACTACGTTGCCTCCAACACAAAAAGCAACAATGAACTTAACTGCTTCTACGAGGTTATCTGCAGGAGCAATTTCTTTGCTTGTAAAAGAATTTACAAGCATTGTAATTCCTAAAAATAGGAATCCAAAAAAAGCGATAACACGCTTTACAGATACGTCTGAACTGTCTTTGAACATGATATTAAATTTTATTAGTTAAATTTTTAAAAAAATTATGAATTCTTTGTGCTAATATCTTTCCGTAATAGCCTCCTACACCGCCCACAATTCCAAATAGAATAACTTTTATAAATTGTATAAAATTTTCAACTATGAAACCATGTTCTGCTACATAAGTGGATGTACCACCTATTACACCAAAGACTACACTAACAAATGGGGTATGATATTGTTGTCCTTCCATTATCTTGTTATATGTTTAAGTTTGAAATTTTTTCTTTGTGGATTAACTAGTAAATCAACCCTCCAGAGCTTGTAAATATTTATGTTACGGTTGAGGTAAACCTCTACTTGTCCCCAGTACTGCATAGCAACGTTCTGGCTTTGCTTATAGATTTCCTTTTTATCGGTTCTGCTAACATGATTACCATCTTGGTAGCTCTTTTCTACCATTCCGAAAGGTGTATCTGTTTGACTTCCGTGCATAATATATCTAGCATAAGCGAAATGACATAGTACAATTTTTAATCCCGGACTTTCAATAGTTTGATTATTGTATTGATAGGCTTTAGGATTCATCAAGTCAACATAATTAGTAGGATTAGCCATTAAATCATAATACATCTTTTCTCCAAGCAATGGTAACAAATCTAATAGCTGTGCATCTGCTATAAATGGATTGATTTTAGCATCTTTTACAGATGCAGAAATCTGTCTATACTGACTTATATCAGTTTTATTTATTAATTGGATCATTTGGATTAATTAGTTTAGGAGTTCCTATCATTTTTGTAGCTACCTCTGGAGTAACGCCGTAGATTTCGCTCAACATTGTAATAGCAGATGGTAAATCAGTTGCTCCAGAAGCAACCGAAGCTTGAACTAATAGAATAGCTTTCAATCCTTCTGAACCATTACGTAAATTGGTTGATGTTTCAGCATCAATCAGTGGAATTATTTTTAAACCTCCAGATGGAATCTCAAATCCTTCAAAATTTGCAAACAATACATTTAACACATCAGTCTCAAGAGTATCTCTATCTTCTTCCGTTTGGTCATGATAAAATTCTTTTGCTTTTTTTAGCATTTCACCACTTTGCCCAAAGATTGAACTCTCGTTATTCTCAATTAAGATACTTGGAATATTTGCAAAAGCTTTACGGATATTGTTAGCTGTTGATTTCTCTGTGTATTCAAAAAGCTTATCATTAATGTTTGTATTGACATCAATAAACTTGATTGTTTTTTCAATATCATCACCTTCAAATTCCATTTCCAGGTGCAACATTCCGTCTGCATTATCAGCGCCTATAAAACTTTGCATTGAGTTTCTGAAATTGGTTCTTTCAGTTTCTACATATCTCTTTTCAAAAAGTTGGTCATCCGTAAGTAAATTATCAGGATGTCTCAAATCTTCTCCAAGCATCGGAGGTGTAACAACTATCTTTTTGCCAAAGAAACCTTTTCTTAAAGATGTGTTTTTGAAAACGCTACTCATTTTTTCAGAATCTGCATCATCAATTACATTATCAATATGTGCTAATGGATAGATGGTTTCATCAGGATTGAAAAAGAAAACTTGACCTTTATACTTTGTAATGTCTCCAGCTTTTTTAATCTGAGCTTTTATGACATCTACATTAGAATTATAAACATCAATTACTTCATATTTCTTTTTGTCAATTTTACCTTTAGTTCCATCCCAATTATCATAAATAATTATTTTTCCGTTATACTGCTTATCATCTTTTTCACCAGCTCGACAATGACTGAATGGCAAAATATCTAAACTTATTATCTTATAGTTCAAATTGTAATTTACATGAATATAAACTCCATTTTGATAAGAATAAGAGTGCGCTAACTTTGTTAGGAACTTTCGTAAAGTGATTTCTTTTGTTTTGTTAACAATAAAATTATTCAAAACATCTCCAAATCCTTTACCAACAATATACTTTCGAAACAATTTAGCAGCAGGTTTAGCAGTTGCAGAATTGTTTATAATTCGCTCAACACGTTCAGGATAGTTATTATCTATCCCATTATGATAAACGCCTAATTGTTTATCAAACTTTATTAGGCGTTTAGCTAATTCAAATAATTTTACTGCAATTAATTTCGGTTGCATATTTTATAGTTTTATTACACCTGCTAAATGTTCCTTTATTGCAATTTGGGATGCTCTGCTAAGCTTTGTAAAATAAAGTTGGTAATTGTAAGGAGTTGGACTACTAACACCTTTTTTATTTTCAGCAACAAATGCTTCACCTACGTCTTTCATATGATATTTAGTACCATTTAAATTAACTCCAAGTTCATTGATAGTCCCTTGTAAATCTATAGCTGTAGATAAACTTTTAAAGTAACCATATCCTTTTTTTGTGTAAGCAATTAAATTGATAGCAATATCATCGGTTAGATTAGCATTATTAACTGGAACTTTACTTATTGATTTGTCAACGACAATATTTTCATACATCTTTTTTAAAACAAATCCACTATTTAATTCTGACATCCTTTTAGATTTTAGTGATTAAATAGAAGTATTAGCAGCAGGAGCGGCATCACCAGCAGGAGCGGCATCACCAGCAGGAGCGGCATCACTAGCAGGAGATTTTGCAAACGCTAAAACTAATTGTTGCAATTCAGCTTTTTGAGCATCACTAGCTTTGGTTAATGAATTATTCAAACCTACTACAGTAGTAGCACGTGAATCAATTTTAGCTAATTTGAACAAGTCTTTAGCATCATCGATAGATATTTCTTTATCGAATAAGTTAATCGTTATTGCTGGAGTTGCTGGAGTTGCTACTTTTAAATCCTTCCAATTATCTGGAAGCAATTCAAATAAAGCTTCTCCTTTTGGATGGTTCTCTAATAACTCGATAGCCTGCTCATCGGTTAAAGTTGAGTTATTGAAATATACTTGGCTACCATGTAGCGTAATATTATCGTACATCGCTTTTAAAGCGAATCCTGAATTTTTTGAATTTGTGTTTGACATGTTTTCTAATTTGTTTATGAAGTTTTGGTATTTGATTTCAAAGTCATTGCAAGATGGACAAATGTCATTTTGCATAATGGTTTTGTAATCTTTTGCAAACAAAGAAATCAAGCGATTTCCATTCCCATCTTTTCCAGTGAGAACTTCCGTCGCTTGATATAATTTCCATTTTTCTAGCATGATTACATTGTGCTAAATCTGTTATTGAAAACAGTTAAACTGGTATCGTAATCAGTATCTCGATAAATGTGAGGTAAGAAAGGTTCTTTAAATTTACCTGGTGTTGATAAACTCATTTCAATTACTCCAGTAGCAGAATCATCTTTCAACTCAGTAATCATTAAACCAAATTTCAATCCAAAGAATAAGAATGCGTGTTTGTTATCAACACCTTTCCATTTTCTTTCTAATACTGCATAAACTTTCGCTCCTGCAACATAAGTATTGATCTCGTTTCTGATTTCTTCTGAAGGATCAAAGATTTTAATACCAGTGATTGAGTGTTTAACTCCATCTACTGAATTATCATCAGATACTAATGAGTTTGTGAAATTCATTATCTGTTTGATTCCTTGAACCTCATAACCAATTCTACTTGGCAACAATTCTATTTGAGTAATCAAAGAGTTTGGATAAGTTGTATCGAAAGTTATTCCTGATGCGATTAAATCATCCTCATTGATTAACATCAATCTTTGCTCGATCCCTTCAACTGGTCGGTTGTTACAATCGAACAAAACATTTTTACTTATTTTAGAACAAACTGATGGCATAATTTCTATATTTAAATATTAATAAGCGGCTACTGCCATATATGGTTGCAAGAATTTAGCATCTAACATCAATGCAAAGTCCATGATGTTTCTTTTACCAACTGGATCATAGAAACTTTCTAAAGTTGATAAATCTTCTGTTGATAAAGTTCCGATTGGAATATTTGTTGGAACAGTTAATAGAGCGCGATGTGGTAAATGATAAGCCGTTCCGTTATCAAAATAAGCTTCGATAGTTGATTCCCAGTCATAACGAGTAACAATCTCTATATTTCTGTATAAATCTTGCAATCCTCCACCTTCAGCATTTGCTAAAGTGAAAACTAAAGACTTGTCCTCTTTGTAATCTGCCCAGTTTTGTGCAATTCTAGGTGTTACATGAAGATTAAGTTTTTCTCCACTTGCAACGGCTTGTTTCAATCTTGAATCAGAACTATTCCACATTGAACGGAATAATTTAATTGCAAAATCTGCTGGTAACGTATCTTGTAAAACATAAGTAGCAGCTGTGTTTTGTGCAATTGCAACATAGTTTTTTGACCCAACTGGAATGTCAATCGAAATGATTTGTTTCCACAAACCATCTATTACATTAAAGTAATCTGCATCAATTCCATCTTTCAAATAACCTCCATCGGTTACGTTTGTAATTGTTTTATCATCAAACCAAACTTTACGATTAATCATAGTACGCAATGCGCCTTCGATTAATGTCATAACAATTCTTTCTTCATCAGTGTTTACATTGTTGAAGAAATCAGGGTTAATTTTTTGCTTTTGTTTGAAAGCTTTAAACAAACGGTTTGCATCTTTTGCACAATTTACAAATCTGTCTTCAATCATTTCTGGAGTCCAGAATTTCTCTGTAAACGTTACAGTTCCAGTATTCGTAGCTGGTACGCATCCTGTTGATTTTTTACCTACAAGTCCTAAAGTTCCAACAAATGGAATTTGTTCTTTGTAAAAGATACCAGTTTGTACATCGTGGTATTTTGATAATTCTCCAATTTCAAGTAACGCTTCAAAAATAAATTTTGATAAATCCGTTTGTTCAACTGGTCCTAACGTTAAATTTTGTACGTCTAATAAATTTGCCATTTTTTAATATTTTAAAAATTAATTTGTTTTTGAAGGAGTTCTAATCACTCCTTCTGGAGCTCTACTTGAACCGCCGTCTTGATTACCATTTCTATTGGCATTGTAGTTAAACCCTGAACCTACTTGCTTTTTCAAGCTTTCAAATTCAGTCTTAAAAGATTTGATAGCAGTTGTAGCCTCTTTCAAATCATTTACATGAGTTGAATTTTGAGTTTTTAAAGTCTCAATTTCAGCTTTCAAATTTTCATTTTCAGTTTTCAATGCTTCCATTTCTTGAGTTTCTTCTTCTGAAGTAGCAACTTCTGAAACTTCTCCATTTAAAAATGCAATAGTGATATTTTCCAACGATGGAAATACATAATCACCGTCAGGAATTGGTTTACCATCAAGTGTTGCTTTGTCTCCAACTTTTGGAGTATCGCCGTCTGCTAAAGCTGTAAAATCTACATCGGCACCATTTGCTTCTTGTAAAACCAATGCCACTGGATTAGTTTTACCTTTAAGTTTATTTAGAATTTTTTCTAAAAAACCTTCCGTTTTTTCGAACTTTTTATCTAGCTCTTCTTTTGTGTAATTCATTTTATTTCCGGGTTTAAAATTTTCTTTTTTTAATAATGCGACTGCCTTAATAGTTCCGACTACCTCAGTCATAAATCCATTTGTTACGGCTTCTTCAGCTGTAAATGAAGTTTCAACTTTCATAAAGTTTAGAATATCCTCCTTTGATAAACTTGAGAATTTAGCGTAGAAATCAGATAACTTGTTTTCAATTTCTTCTAACTCATTAGCATATCGTTGAATTTCTTCTTTTTCTCCACCAACAAATCCCCAAGGGTTATGAATAAAAAAAGTTGAGTTTGCAGTCATCTGTCTTTTATCTCCTGCAAGAGCTGGAACAGTAGCGATGGATGCACACATACCCTCAACAATAGTTGTAATTGGTTTGCCTTGACTTTTAAGAAAGTCGTGAATTGCAAAACCCTCTGTCACATCTCCGCCTTCAGAGTGTATGTGTACTATAATCTCTTCAAATCCTGCTTGATTTTCAAGTTGATTTTTAATTGATTTTAGATTTACTATACCATAATCATCGGCTTTGTTATCTTGCCAACTATCGATTATGCCATAAATGTAAACGTGTGCTACTTTCATTTTGGGAATAGTTTTTAAAAAACAACCGCTTCAAAATCTTTTCAAGAAGAACCCTGCGGTATCTCTCTTCATATTTCTACAGCGGTGTTGTTCTTTTATGACACATCAAAATTACTTTCATTAAAGAGTTATATTTTGACACCTATTTGTCGGAATATCTTATATTTGCTTTATGATTAAAGGTTTACTTTTTATTAGTATTGTAATTTTACTATTTGCAGTTATAATTCAGCAGATTGCAAAATTTGTATTGCGTAAATTTTATTCTGTAAAACCAATTGAAAAAAATAATCCATACATAGCTCATCATACATCGAAAATGCAAAATGATGAGCAGTACGAGGAATATTTAGAATGGACAAAAAATAAAGAAGTCTATGGTGCTCCAGTTAAAAAGATAGAGGCAGTTGAGGAAATTGAATCAAGTAAAAAAGTAAAGCAATTGGTACCAAGAAGAAAGTTCACAGATGATGATAATTTATTCTTATAATGCTTGACCTATTCTTTTCAATAATAATATCAGTTTTTTTAATCATGCTTTTGATTTATAAATTCAAAAGCCGTCCATCAGATAAATATCACAACGAAAGTTGGAAGCATAGAAAAAAGTAAAGGTGTCATATTCGACACCTTTTTTAATTTGATTCCATTTTTTTAATAATTCGATATACTGTCCTTTCATCTGTTTTAGTAGAAATTGAAGTATTAGTAATTGCTTGAGGCTTATCATTACTTTTCAACTCCTTCAGGTAAATTTCATAAATCATTTTATGTCCAGCAATTGTTATAGACACGATGCCTTGCTTGACTAATTTGTCAAGCAAGTTCACATCTTCTAATTCTTGCAATATCTTATACATAACACAAAGATAGTAATATATTATATTACTGTTAAATCAAATTTTTTTACCATTTCCCTATAGGACATTTATAATCTTTACTCCTGGTTGCAGTTGATAACGGACAATTACAAATACTACACTTCAATCCTTGAATTTCTTTTATTTCAAAGTCCGGAAGTATGACTTCAAAAGTTCCTTGTACGGGTAAATCACAACTCGAACATATATCTGCTCTTTTTTTGGCAAGTTCTAAAGCAATTGGATCATTGACTAAATATGCTTTCCATCCGTTAAAAATATCTTTTAGGCTTCCCATTATCGTTTCATTTTATCTCTAATATATCCAGCTACTATGAAGGCTGTAAATAAAATAATATTGATTTTAAATAGATATGCTGAAACTTCATTTTTGAAGAAAGCCGTAAAAATTAAGTAGGCTATACCTAATAAAAAAGTAATAAAAAAAAGTACTGCGATTGTTAAAATTAAATTTCTCATTTTGATTTGATTTAGTTATTAATGATTTGCTCCTGAAATTACTGTGGTATAATTGTCATTTGCTTTATGAAAATCTTCCAATGGTAAAACTGGAATAGGTAAATTTTTATTTCCTTCAACAACATGCTCGCCAATTTTAGAAGCTAATAAATCATAGTCAATACTTTTGGTTGAATTACTAGAATAGTTATTTTGAAAGCTATTTGTTGCTATTGGGGTAAATGGTATTGCATAATCTTTACCTAACGTATCGGAATTTATAGCATGTAGTAAATCTTTATACTTTGAAGTTGCTGATGCTGTAATTACACTTTCTCCTCTCGATAGTAATGATGGAATCGAATCACTTGTTGTTGTTCCTGGTCCATCAATATCAATTACACCGGTTGCAAATTTTGCTCCATTAATTTCAGCAATCGATTTAACTCCAGTTGCAATTGTAGTTCCGATTTGTACAGCTCTCGAAATACTTGCCATTGGCTCTGGAAGTACTGATGGAGTTTTCAAAATCTCTGTAACTCCTAAAGCTGTATTCACACCAGCCAAAGCAGATGCAATTAATTTATTTTTTCCAAATAATCCAGCCAAACCTTCGCCAAGCTTTTTATATTCATTTAATTTATTTTGAGTATCTGTCAAATCAGCAAGTTTGTTGGCATCGTCCATTTTCTTTTTAGCAATTGCTTTTTTCGTATCATACTGCTCTTGCGTAATTTGTTGCTTTTGTAATTTAGCTTTCAAAGCTTCTAATTCTGCATCGTAAGCCTGTTGGATTTGAATCAAACTAGCATCTAATTTGTTTTGTGCATTTGCTAGTTCAATTTCATTATCTGCTTGAAGCTGTGCCGCCTTTTCAGCTTTTAATTGTGCATCGTAATTATCTTGATTGGCTTTAGTTTGCTTTCTGAATTCGTTCTCTAAATTATTTTTGGCAGTTAAATATTCTTTATCAGCATTAGATAATTCAATATTACTAGCAATCTTTTGGTCAATGATGTCTTGATTAGTTTGTTTTTCTTGTTCAATTAAATTAATCTTATCCAATTTAATTGATTCTAATCTTTTCTTTTCCTCATTTACTAAATTTTGATTTAGCAATTTAACACCCTCAAGTTTACTTGTATTTTGTGAAATGAATAAATCTAAATCAACTTTCGAACTGGCTAAAATAATATCCAGTTGTTTTTTAGTAGTTTCTTGCTGTAATAGAACTACTGCATCATCATAATTAGCTTGTGAAATCTTTTTATTTGCTAATTCTGCATTTAAAATAGCTATTTTCTTATCACTAATAGTTTGAGTAACTTGAATTTCCTCTTCTAAAGTTTTATTTTTCAAATTTTGAGTAGCAATATAGATAGAAAGTTCACTTTTCATAAGCTCAATTTCTTTATTAACTTGCTGCTCTCTTTTTTGAATAGCTTTTTCTTGAGCTTTTTCTGCATCTTCTTGAGCTTTTTTTGCATCTTCAATTGCTTTTTGCTCTTTCTTTTCTGCATTTTCTGCTAATTTATCCTTTTGGTTCATCGCTTTTTCTTCAACTCTTGAGCTTTCTTCTATAATTCCATAGCGTGTAACTTGTAATTTTCTTAAATTATCAATTGCATCTTGGTCTAAATTATATTTAAACTTAATACTTTGAGCATAAGAAGCATTACCTTTAGCTAATTGTTTCATATCTTCTTCGGAAATCTCTTTACCTTCAGCTAATTTTAAACGTGCATTAGCAATTTCTTTATTGTTTAATTCTAATTTAGTATCAACATTCTTTTTTTCAATTCCAATTGCCTTATCAAGCAAAGCAATTCGCTCCTCTTCAGATAGCGTTCTATTTTTAGCTTGAACAAGATATTTAGTAATTTCTGCCTGTGCTTTAGCACTTGAAAGCTCTAACTCTCTATTTGCTTTAGTGACTTCTCGTTCTGCTTGTGCCAACTTCATAGCTTCATCAGCTGCTTTACTTGCTTCACTTCCGAAACTAGAAAAGACTTCTCCTAATGATTTAGTACCAGTTACTAATGCAAAGATTGTTGTTTTCACAACTTCAAACACAGCTCCCAAAGCCGCCATAGCATCTTTAATAGGATTGATTACTGGAGCAAAGTTTTTGAAAATATCATATAGTAAAGTAGCTACAACAACAATAGCGGCTATAATTGCTCCAATTGGTGTTGCAATAAATTCCCATGCCGCAATAGTAGTTCCTTTAATTCCGGTCATTATTCCTGAAAAACTTTGAGTTAATAAATTCCCAGTTCCTCCAGCTGCTTGACTACGCCCAATAAACTCACTTAATCCACCGTTGAATGGATTAAGTTCCGCTAACGCTCCTTTCATAGAGTCTTTATAGTTACCAATATTCATCTTTTGCTTTTCAGTTTCTGATGAATTAGCTTTTATGAATTCCGTATTTTTATCAATTTTTGCATTAATTTCTTCAATTGCATCTCTCCCTTCTTGCGTAGTAGTAGTGATTTGCTTTTTAATGATATTAAGTTTCGCATTTTGATTGGTGGCTTCGAAAACTGATTTAGATTCCTTATCTAATTCCTGATTTAATCCAGCAATACCCGATTGAGATTCTGCCAATACCTTTTTATTATTTTGATATTCAGTATTTAAACTTTTCAAAGCGGCATCATTCTCAATGAATTTTCTACTTTGCTCTTCAGATGCAGTAGTTAATCCATTTGTCGACGTTTGCAAATCCTTTTGTTCTGCTTTCAATTGGGCGATTTGCTGGATGAGTTTTGTATTACTTTCCTGCAATGCTTTTGTATTGATTTGCAATTCTGCAATTACTATTTGGTCTGCCATGATATTATGATATTAATGTATTAGATGTAATTCCCAATGCTGATAATGTGATATTCCAAACTGCTACTCCACCCAATCCTATATTCGCAACTGTAACATCTACATAACCATTTTTAGTGGCAAAATAGAAGTTAAAAGTTATCGGTGTTCCAATGTAGAAAGCAGTACAAATTAAATGCATTGTTGCATCGGTAAAATCACTTGTATAATGAACTCTTATATTTCTATTAGCTCCTACAACAGATAATGTTTCAATACTTGTAATTGTCAATGTAGTTAATGGAGATAGTGGCGGAACAAATGAGCAAACTCCTAAATTATTAACTGAAAATATATTAGAAATAATTCCTAATGATGATAATGTGAAATCCCATATACCACCATCCGGAACAGTTACCGTAATAGTATTAGTAGTTACAATTTCAGTGTTATCATAAAAATCAGTAGCTGGATTTGGAGTAATTAAATAATTCCTAATACCATTGATTGACATATAAGCTGGAAGTATTACATCAGTATCAAATGTTATTTCCAAACTACATCCAGTAGCTACAATATTTGTAATTGTTATGTAAGTTGGATTAACGATTGGAATAGTTTTTAAATAATCTACTTTCACTAATTCGCATTTAGTCATTTTACCTTTAATGAAATTCATTATTTTATTTACTAAAAAATAACTGCCCAACTGCTCAACAAAAATTAAATTCTTAAAATTAAAAGTTTGAATGTCGATTGGCTTTAAATAAAATTCTGCTTCAATAACTTTTGACTTATTAATTATAGCTTCTATGTTAGTGTAGAAATCATAAATTATTTCTTGGAATTTTAAACGATCAAAAGAAGCAACTGGCAACTGCGTAATAGTTTGTTGAGTGTTCAAAATTTCAGAACCTATCACTAAATTAATGCTACTTGTAATATCAAGCGAGCGCATAAAATAATAACGCCCATCTAATTCTTTATATTGAATGGTTCCATCATCTTTAAGTTCTTTATTCCAAAATTTATAAATATTTTTATCCGGTCCAATATAACCAAAGCTAGGTTGAGGACTATAAATTTTTGAATTTATAACATCGATAGAATCTTTTAAGTTTTCATTTGAAATAAGAAAGTAACCATCATTTCTACTATCATTTTCATCATTATATCGATAACGAAAATTATTTTCAATTGCATAATTGCCATAAATATACTTTTCAGTTACTTTTCCAGAGAATTTTTTTGACCAATCAATCTTATTATTGCTTTGAATTATCTCTTCAAGTGTTAGAAAATCAATATTATTACTGTATTTATCTTTAATCATTGTCAATCCGAAGCGTTGCATAATTTCATTTACAAAATCTTTGCACGAAAAGTCAACTAATGCCTGTGAGAAGTTAGCATTATACCCAGTAATAAGGTCAAAAGTCGTAAGTATACTGCCCGATGTTGTGGCATTATAAACATTAAAGTTTGATAAATTTAACTTATCTCCTACTTTAGCTAATATAATAGCAGATTCAGCTATCGAACTATTAAGATTTCCACTAGATTTTAAGCCCCAAACTCCTAAAGTATCGAATCCATACAATGCCCAGCTAATTATACTTGTATCTTTGTCATCGGTTGTGATGGAATTCTCTACTTTAAGTCTGTAAGAACCATCTAACTTGATATTAATACTATTTTCATCGATGTTATTATCAGCTATTGCAGTATTAAAGTTTACAGGAAAGAATCTCAAGTAAAAAGTAAATGTTCCACCATACATTCCCCATACTGAATTAACTCCAATTACTGAATTTTGAGAAGTAATATTCGTAACTATTGGATCAGTAGTTGGAACTGGTTTTGGAAAAGTCATAAACAAGTTTAAGAACTTTGGATTTGTAAATATTGAACCAGTATAAGTGAATCCTGCAAATGAAAATATTCTATTCCATAAATAGCTTATTCGCGCACTTGGTAATTGATAGTCTATGTTAATATTATTAATTACTCCAGCAGATGTAAAGGTATTCTTTCCATTATAATCTGAAATCAAATATTTATAAGCAAGTGGATTAGTCCAACTATTAATCACATTAGCTAAATTCTTAACATGGTCTAAATCTGTAATGTTTACTTGAGTTAAGTTTAAATTTTCAATTGTTTTGTAAAAATCAATATTACCATCATAAACATTTATCTCATATCCTTTAGACGTTGTTTGAGAAATAACAGCCCAACCTTTATAAATTATGTGAACTCCGCTATCGCCATCGATTAAATCAAATTCATTTTTTTTATACGGTACGTTGGATTGACTCCCACTAAACCAAACGAAATCCATAGCCTTTTTATTTGTGGCTGTGAATGGAACTGTGAACTTATGTGTAAAATTTGATTGTCTATTAGATAAACTAGCAATATCATTCACTTGCATAGTATATGCAATAGGACTTTCGTTAGATAAGTCTAACTGATTACCATTTATATAAGCAATGTAACTCATATTGTAATTGTATCTCTAGTTGGTAAATCGATTTCTATTTGAACATTAATGTGGTTATATTTATCACTGATACTAATTGATTTTTCTTTTATAATCACTTCTATCCAGTCTTTATAAGTACTAACAGTATTAGGAGTTCCGATGAATAAATACAGTTTTGGACTTTCAAATATATCTTGAACTAAAACCATATCATCTTTACTAATATCATCATATATTAGTTTTGATTTTAAACTTACATAACCGATATTAATCATTTGACTGATAGTATCACTAATATCATTGATGTTATTATTAACCTGTCCTATGCTTTTCGGGATGATATTATTTTTATTCTCATTAAACATCCAGTAAGAATATCTACCTTTTTTATTTAGAAATTTTAAATAAATTCCATCACTACAATTTTCAATTACATTTAATCTTGATAAAGTAGAGGGTAAACCAAATGTAAAACCACGAATATAAGTTGTTGCAAACTCATGAAATCCATCACTAAAATATAATGAGAAAACACGTGATGGAATTGTAAATGATGAAGGACTTGCATCATCACCGGTGAACTCTATATCGGTATCATCTGGGATGTCCATACCTACTAAAAATGAAACTTCAAAAGGATAACCAACCCATCTTTTAATGTTATCAGTTAGAGGTGATAAAACATTTAGTTTAGTACTATCAAATTCAAATCTATTATCAAGCTGCTCTACTGCGGATATGAAATGTAAATTTCTATTTACAGTTTCAATTGAATCATCACTTAAAGTTATTGCTATTGTAAATATGCCAGTCAGGTATGTTCCATTAGATACATCATATACATAATGATCAATATCAATTTCATTAAGATTTACATAGTTTGTGTCATCAATAAAGTTTTTAGTATTTATCAATGAACTTACATAGTCTTTGAAATTAAAATAAAACTCTCCTGAAGGATTTGGATATAGAGTAATATCAATTCCCATACCTGCTATTTGTGCAGTTTTAGGAACTAAAGCATTATCAGAATGAAATCTAACTATGTTGTTGTTGTAAGCTTTTAAAACCTTATCTTCTAAAATATCTTTTGTAAATTGAATTGCCATTATGCAGCTGCTTTTAATTGTTCTATTAATCCGTTTGTGATAAATGCTACGTTTATTTCTCTAACCTTATCAATTATGCTTTGTATTCTTTCCGGTGTTATGATTGAACTTACCAAATCAGTTCCTCCTTGTTGAAAATACTTTGTACCTTGTTGTGCTATTTTTCGAGCTATTAAGAAAGCCAATGAGCTTATTTTAATTTGCTTTCCAATAGTGGAAATCCCTTTGTCTAAAATCCATTGTTCAATTGCTTTTATAGGTGGGAACTTTCCAGGAGCACGTCCAAATACTAACTGCTCGGTGTAACTTTCTCCATACAACTGCGCAATCGTCAAATCCTCATTACCACTAATATTAATATTTAATGATGATTCCCAATTACCCGAAGCTTTCATTTTAAGTTGATTGTGTTTAGCTATCAATTCCTTTTTGATAGCTTCAAATTCAAATGCAAGGATTTCAATTGTTGTCATTAGAATTGTGTTATTGTAAATGCCACTAGAACACCGTCTAAATTCTCATCAAATAAATTAATCACATCGCTTTGAACTGCTTTGGTAATCTCAATAGTTCCATCACATTCAATCAAATTCTTAAATTCATTTTCCAAAAACATCTTCTTTGGTAAAATATACTTTCTGTATTTTCCATCATCAGGAGCAACATCTTGTTGCCCATCATATACTTGGTCAATATCTGATTTTGACAACACCATAAAGTAACCAGTATTAACTTTACCGTTTGGCATATTGGAGGTATCCGTTGAAATCGGGTCTAAAAAGAAATACCACTTTGGATCATTTTCACTCGATGCTTCTACTAAATTTTGAAAGTCTCTTCTACCGTAATTGAATACCCAGTTTAGGCTTTCTACTTTTTCTCTTAATACTTCTACTAAATCAGTCATTTGCTGGTTTGTTTAATTCAATGTATCTTTTGTTAATATCACTTGAAATCTTTTGATGTAGAATTAAAGAAAATACTATTTCATAATTCCAGTTCTCAATTTCCTGTGGAGCTTTTCCAAACTTTTCACCCAACGCTATCAAAGTGTTCATTTCTCCAAATATGTTCAAGTCATCAATACCTGCATCTTTTAATTTAGAATCAGGAGGAGATGATAAACTTTGAACTTCTCTCTCATAAACATTTTGAATCTCCTCTTTAATCCAATTTAGTGAATGGTAAAACTTGACCACGTCTATCTTATGTATTTCTTTTTCTTCTAATCCAAAAATAGTTTTGAATATTTCAATAATATTTTGGTAGCTTGGTTCTTGCAGTAGCATTTTAATAGATGCTACTTCTCCGAAAGTTAAATCAGTTATAGATTCAATTTTATTTTTGCCTTTGATTGGAATTGCTTCCAAATACTGCAGCACA